AAAACAATAACGGTACACCCGCGAGGATTTACAGACGCCCGAATGCGTTTCAGAACCGGATGCAGTTTTTCGAGTGCTGGCTCAACTCGAAGCTTTGCCACGGGAATACGGTTGTCCTGAAGATCCGGAACACCCGCGGGGATATAACCGAACTGCGCATCCTTGACTGGAACAAAGTGACGCCGCTGGTGGCGGATGACGGGTCTGTTTTCTACCAGATTAACCCCGACAACATGACGGGCGTCGATGCTTCTGTAACGGTCCCCGCCCGCGAGGTGATCCACGATCGCTTCAACTGCCTGTTTCATCCGCTAATCGGGCTCTCACCGATTTATGCGGCTGGCCTGGCTGCGATGCAGGGCCACCATATTCAGGAAAACTCAGCACACTTTTTCCGCAACGGCAGTAAGCCGAGCGGTGTCATTGAAGTGCCCGGTAACATCACTGATGAAAATGCCCGGAAACTGAAAGCGAACTGGGACACGGGCTATACAGGCGAAAATGCGGGCAAAACGGGGCTGCTGAGCAACGGCGCAAAATACAGTCCCATTTCTATGTCTGCTGACGATGCGAAGGTCGTTGAGCAGTTGCAGATGTCAGAAAAAATTGTCTGCTCAACGTTTCACGTCCCGGCCTATAAAGCCGGTGTCGGTGATCTTCCTTCCTACGACAACATCGAGGCGCTGGAGCAGCAGTATTACTCACAGTGTCTCCAGACGCTGATTGAGTCGATCGAGCTGCTTCTCGATGAGGCGTTTGAACTGGAAGACGACGCCGGTACCGAGTTTGACGTCAGCGCGCTCCTGCGTATGGACAGCGAACGCCGTATCAAAACGCTGGGTGAAGGTGTCAAAAACACAATCCTAACGCCGAATGAGGCGCGGCGCAGTGAAAACCTGCCGCCGGTGACGGGCGGTGATGAACTGTATCTGCAGCAGCAGAATTTCAGCCTGGGTGCGCTGGCGCGCCGCGATGCCTCTGACGATCCGTTCGGCAAAAAGAGCGCAACGCCGCAGTCAGTCAGTGATGAGGGAAAGGCGTTGTCTGACGCAGAGCAGGCGGCGGCAAAAGCCATGCTCAGAGGATTGCTTAAATGAATGAACGTGAATTAACTCTCATCAAAGTGCTGGGCGAGGAGTTCGGGCTTGTTCTTGATGGCATGCGAGAAGGGTTCAGTAAAAGCCTCGAGGAGCAGCGCCAGGCCTTCGAAGTAAAGCTAACCCACCTCGAAGAACTCATCGCAGATATAAAAAGCGCAGAACCGCCGGATCTGTCGGCGATGGTAAGGGACGCCGTCTCTCAGTTGCCTGAGCCAGAACTGCCGCAGCTGCCGGATATCGCTTCTATGGTCAGCAATGCGGTTGCCGCCATACCACCTGCGCAGGACGGCAAAAGCCTGACACCAGAGGATGTTGCGCCTCTGCTTCAGCAGATGGTGGATCGGGCGGTCAGCGCGATGCCTGTACCACGCGATGGCAAGGATTACGATCCTGACATGTTGCAACAGGCGGTGAAAGCGGCAGTGGATGACGCCGTAGCGGCAATCCCGGTACCGCAGGACGGCAGGAGCCTCACGCCTGACGATGTGCAGCCGATGCTCCAGGCGCTTGTTACGGAATCAATGCCGGTTCTGCCTGATGTCAAAGCACTGGTCAGCGAAGCCGTTGCAGCTCTACCCGCACCCGAACCGGTCAGAGATGGCGTGGACGGTCGCGACGCGCTGGCGCTGGAACTGCTTCCCTTTATTGATGAGGGGAAAAGTTACCCGCGCGGATCTTACGCTACCCACAACGGCGGCCTGTGGCGCGCCTATGAAAAAACGCATGGCATGCGCGGCTGGGAATGTGTGGTGGATGGCGTGGCGGGCGTTGACATCGAACGTTCAGATCAGCGGCGTTTCACCCTGACGGTTAACCGCGCGAGCGGTGGCAGCGAAACCAAATCGTTTGACGTTCCGGTCATGATTTACCAGGGCGTTTTCAAATCCGGTCAGGACTATCTGCCCGGCGATACGGTGACATGGGGCGGTTCGCTCTGGCACTGCGACGAACCGACGCAGGATAAACCCGGCGAAACGGGCTCAAAAGGCTGGACACTTGCCACCAAGCGCGGGCGTGACGGGAGGGATAAAACGTGATTGAGCTCGTGACTCTCGAACAGGCAAAGGAACACCTGCGCATAGATGCTGATGCCGGTGATGACGATCTGAAACTGAAAATTCAGGCCGGTAGCGCTGCCATTCTTGCTTATGTCCAGGGCAGCCGGGACCGAATCGTTGCCGGTAATGGCGATCTCATTGAGGGCGAGCCGCTGCTGCGAACACAGACGGCGCTGCTTATGCTGCTGGGCTGGCTCGACCGCAATCGCGGCGGTGAAGAGGAAGAGAAGCTTCAACAGGGGGAACTGCCGTTCTCGGTAACAATGCTTATCTACGATCTTCGCTGCCCCACCATTCTCTGACCGGAGGCGTTATGCATGCTGGGCGCTTGCGCGACCAAATCACCGTTATGAATTCTGTTCCCGTCCGCACCCCCTCCGGTGATGTTAAACCGGAATGGCAGGAGGGAAAGACTGTCTGGGCCGAGGTGAAAGGCATCAGTGGCCGGGAAATCATCTCTGCCGGCGCTGAAAAAGCCGAAGCGACTGTCCGTGTGTGGGTCCGGTATCGCAGTGACATTTCAGCCGCATCACGTCTGGACGTTAAAAGTGGTGCCTTTAAAGGGCTGACGCTGGAAGTGACGGGGCCGCCCATCCCGGACGCCGGGTGCACTCAGCTCGAAATTCTCTGTAAACAGGGGGTAAAACCATGATAGGTACCAGTCTCGATTTCTCCGGCCTGCTCGATTTGTCGGAGGATCTCGCCACGCTCAGCAAAGCAGAAAACCGCAAGGTGATGCGCGATGCCACGCGTGCCGGGGCAACCATTTTCAAAGATGAAGCGGTAAGCCGCGCACCGGTGAAAACGGGGAAACTCAAAAAGAATATCGTCGTGCTGACGCAGCGTGAGCGCAACGGGGCGATCTCTTCCGGTGTTCATATCCGCGGTACCAACCCGCGCACCGGCGCCAGCGACAAGACGATGAAAGCCAGAGATCCGCGTAATGCCTACTACTGGCGCTTTATCGAAATGGGTACCTCGACCATGCCGCCCGTGCCGTTCGTCAGACCTGCCTATGAGGCGCGTGAAGAGGATGCGGTAAACGCCGCGTTCGCAGAAGCCAATGCGGCGATCGACAGGGTGCTTTCAAAATGACCGAGGCCGATGCTTACGCGCTGCTTGGCGCGCTGGCCGACGGGCAGGTTTACCCTGACGTGGTACCGCTTAACAGCCAGGGAGAACCCGCAATCGCGCCGCCATGGGTAATCTTTACGCTAGTGGTTCAGACCTATGGCGACACTTTCTGCGGTCCGGCGGAGGAAAACACATCTCTCCAGATTGACGTATACGCGTCCTCTGTGGATGAGGCCCGTGCGCTGCGAGAAGAGGCGATCGCTGCGCTGACGCCGATGGGATTCACCCGCCTTAGTAAAACTGGCGGTTACGAGCCCGAAACAGGCCTGCGCCGTGCAACGTTTGAAGTTCATATCCTTCAGTAACCTTTCCCCAATCAACCATCCTGACCGCCGCGAGGCGGTTTTTTTATGCCTGGAGCAAAAATGACCAGCAAATATGACAAAACAATTGGCCTCACCATCGGCATTTCATCCGCGCCGGTGACGGCCGATGATTTCAATTCCGCCAGCTTTCCCGGCCCCGGCATCACCTTCCTTGAAGCGTCGTGCGCCTCGAAGGAGATCACGTATACCGGCGGTCAGAAGAGCGACATTGATGTGACCACCTTCTGCTCTGAAGAGCAGGAACAGACTAACGGTCTCGCCGCCCCTGGCGAAATGACGCTCAACCGTAACTGGGTAGGTGATGAAGAAGCGCAGATGGCGCTTCAGACTGCTTACGAGAAGGATGAATTACGCGTGTTTAAGGTGGTGTTTGCGTCGGGTAATGGTTTCTACATTCTCGCTGAGGTACGCCAGAGTTCGTGGTCTGCTGCGACTGCCGGCGTGGTCAATGCGACGTATTCGCTCCGTGTGCGCGGTAAACCGAAACGCATCATCGCCAACCAGGGCTCCTGATCCGCAGCGGCTCCGGCCGCTTTTCTTTTCTGTCTGTCCATCTGAGAAAAATAATGGCTAATCCTAAACCAGAACTGCGCGCGCTGGCGCTCACTGCCGCCTCTGCATACCGCACCAAAACCGTTACCGTGCCCGAATGGAGCAATGCCACTGTCACACTGCGCGAGCCATCGGGCGAGGCGTGGCTGCGCTTTCGGGAATACATCGACGAGAAGCCGGAGAACGAGGAGGAGGCAAAGTTAACGGTTTCTCAGCAGTTCCTGCGTAACAAACGCGCAGATGTGATCCTGTTTGTCGACGTGCTGGGTGATGAACACGGCCACCGTGTTTTCGGTGATGAAGATCGTGGCATCGTTGAAGAGATTTATGGCCCGGTGCACGCCCGCCTTCTGCGGCAGGCCATCGAGCTTGGCATCTCCCAGGATGACGCCGAAAAAAAGTAAAAGAGCCGCTGACATTTTTCCTGATGTCGCTGGCACTCAGGCTGGGGCGCACTCTTCATGAACTGCGCCAGACGCTGACTGCCAGTGAACTGAAAATGTGGATCGCGTTTGACCGGGTCAGCCCGATTGGAGACTGGCGCGGCGACGTGCAGGCCGCACAGATAGCTGTGGCCACCCTTAATGCGCAGGGCGGGAAGTACGGTATCGAGGATGTGATTCTGAAATTTGGGCCACAGGATGAGGCTGACGGAACCAGCGATCTCGAACAGTGGTTAGAAAATCTTTAATGCCCGCCGCGCGCGGGCTTTTTCATGGGTGAAATATGGCTACGCTGCGCGAACTCATCATCAAGATCTCGGCTAATTCCCAGTCATTTCAGACCGAGATTGCCCGTGCATCGCGGATGGGCCAGGACTATTACCGTGTCATGCAAAACGGTGGACGCCAGGCTGCCGCTGCTGCGCGTGAAAGCGAGAGAGCGCTGTCAGATTTAACCAGTGGTTTTGCGTCCGCCGGCAGGGCTGCTGCGGCGGCTACTGCCGCTTTTGCCACCGGGAAAATTGTTCAGATCGCTGATGAATGGACGTCAGTGAATGCGCGGTTACGTCAGGCTTCCGCATCGTCTGACGACTTCGCCAATTCTCAGCGGCGGCTGATGTCTATCAGCCAGGCTACCGGTACCGCTTTTACCGATAATGCCAACCTGTTTTCGCGCGCTGCAGCTTCTATGCGTGAATTCGGTTACAGCTCTGATGAAGTCCTCAAAGTCACGGAAGCCGTCAGTACGGGGCTTAAGCTGTCCGGTGCCAGCACCGCTGAAGCCGGATCGGTGATCACCCAGTTCAGTCAGGCACTGGCCCAGGGCGTTCTGAGGGGGGAGGAGTTCAACGCGGTCAACGAATCCGGCGATCGCGTTATCAGGGCGCTGGCGGCTGGCATGGGCGTTGCGCGTAAAGATCTCAAATCAATGGCAGATCAGGGAAAACTGACCATCGATGTTGTTGTTCCTGCCATCATCAGTCAGCTCGGCACGCTCCAGGGCGAGTTCGCCGCGATGCCGCAGACGGTTTCCGGATCTGTGGAAAAAGTTGCAAACTCCTTTATGGCCTGGGTGGGCGGTATCAGCCAGGCCACCGGCGCCACCGATATGTTATCCGGCGGTCTTGATGGTCTTGCTGCCACGCTCGACAGCCTGACCTCCTCCGCTGTTACCGGTGCGCTGAACGATGTCGCCGACAATATGGCGACGATCACCACCGTTGCCGGGGCACTGGTCGGTGTGGGGCTTGCTAAATACCTTGGCGGTATTGTTACCAGTGCCACCGGTGCCACAACCTCTCTTATCGCAGCAGCAAAATCAGAAGTTGCACTGGCCGTGGCACAGGACAGAGCGGCACAGTCTTCTGTGGCCGCGGCACGCGCCGACGTGTATCGCGCGCAGCAGGCACTTCAGCGCGCAAAAAGCGCTGATGTTCAGGCGGCCCAGCAGGAGCGTGTCGCCGCGGCAGAAGCGAAAGTGACAGCGGCACAGGCCCGGCTGACGGCAGCACAGGCCAGCGGCACCGCAACGGAGAAAGTTAAGGCGCGTTCTGCACTGGAGCGTGCGCAGGCTGCACTTGTTGCCGCTAAAAGTACTGATGCCCAGGCAGTGGCTGAACGACGTCTGGCCGCTGCGCAGACAGGACTCAACAACAACATCGCAAACCGTGTGACCGCCCAGAATAACCTGAACGGCGTGACCAGCGTCGGCACCCGACTTCTTGGCGGCGCCATGGGGCTGATTGGTGGCATTCCCGGACTGGTAATGCTTGGTGCCGGGGCATGGTACGCGATGTACCAGAATCAGGAGCAGGCCAGACAATCCGCCCAGGAATACGCAAAAACCATTGATGAGGTCAGCCAGAAAACACGGGCGATGACTCTGCCTGAAGCGGAGGATAACCGAGGTAAAACAGTCCAGGCGCTCGTGGAGCAGAACCGGCTCATTGAAGAGCAGGAAAAAGCCATTGCTGCTGTTAAAAGGCAGCTTGATGACCTCAACAAAACGCGCGGGCAGCCGGGGATGACCGGTGATAACGATCTCAACATCGTTAAAGCGATGGGGATTCTTACCGATCAGCTGACCGTTGAAGAAGACAAACTCAACCAGATGCGCGAGAAATCGCGCGGTATTCAGCAGGCTCTCGAAGCGATTGAGCGTCGCAGAAATGATTTAATTCGTGAGCATGCCTGGCGGCAGAATGCGCAATACCAGTCTCTGCTGATGATGAACGGTCAATATGAGGACTTTAACAGGCTGCTGGGGCTTGGAAATCAGTTACTGGCTTCGCGCAGCCAGTTGATTAAAGCGCCTTTTGCCATCCCGCAGGCACCGGTATCGGATAATGATAAACAGGCGCTGCTACAAAAACAGCAGGCGGCGGAGCTGGCCGGGTTAACCGGTCTGGACAAAATTAACCGTCAGGTCGATTTTGAACTCCAGAAAATGGGCAAGACCGGCCCTGAGAACTCGAAATTCGCCGCGGGATGGCGGCAGGCTGCAATTGATGAGTACAACAAATCCCAGAACCTTGCTGCTGCACAAAAGGCGCAGGCCGAGGCCACACGCGACGCCGGTAAGGCACAGCGGGAAGCAGCACAAACTGCTGAGCAGTACAGCCGTAAAATCGCCGATCTCAGTGTCGCAATCGAAGTGCAGAAAGTCCGGGCTAAAGAGGGTGTACAGGCAGCAGAACTCTACGCAGCCGCTAACCAGACCGGGGCAAAATGGACGGAAGAGCAGCGCACCGCGATACGCGCGCAGTCTGCTGAACTGGCCAGGCTGACTCAGCTTGCAGACGATCATGTCAGGAAGATCCGTGAACAGGCTGATGCGCTGAAAGACCTTCGGGAGGCGAGCCGTAAATTCAGTGACGAGGCTGAGTTTGCAGTAAAAACGGCCGGAATGGGGGATCGTCAAAAGCAACGGTATGAAGAAACCCAGCAGGTTGAGCGCGTTTTTTCTAAAACCGATCAGAGTACTCAGGCTATCCATGAAAAAGAAATGGCGCTGGCCAGCCTTGATAAAAAATACCGGGAAATTGCGGCATCTGAATCGAACTGGCGAAACGGTGTATCGCGCGGCTATAACAGTTGGTTCGATGAGATGACGAACATCGCGGGAACCGTCTCTGATGGTGTGAAATCGTCGCTCGATGGCGCATTCAGTAACGTCACAGCCATGCTTGAGGGAAACAAAGTCTCCTGGAAGTCATGGGGCATTTCAGTTCTGCAAATTATCGAAAAAATTGCTCTGCAGATGGCTGCTGTAAGCGCCGTGGGTAGCGTTTCCTCATCTTCCGGCCTCATCGGCTCTCTGGTTGGTGGCGTTACCAGTTTTTTCACTGGCGGGGGCTCCGGCGCTTCACCTGCAGGTCAGTCATTTGCAGTACCTTCCTTCACCCCAAATGCGCTGGGTGGCGTATATGATTCGCCCTCCCTGAGTACCTACAGTAATGGCATCTATAACTCCCCACAGTTTTTCGCTTTTGCTCAGGGGGCAGGGGTGTTTGCTGAAGCCGGGCCGGAGGCCATCATGCCGCTCACGCGTGCATCTGATGGTTCTCTGGGTGTTCGCGCCGTCGGTTCAGGCGTGAATAACGTGTCGACCGCTGCCGGTGCTGCGCCCCAGGTAAATGTCTATATCACGGACAGCGGGAACAAGAGCACGGCGACGCCGGGTTATGAACAGCTTGGGCGGGAAGCGGGTGCGTTTATCGATCGCCGCTACCGGGAGCTTATCGGTCGTGATCTGGCACCTGGCGGCAATATCTGGAATCTGGCTAAAGGTAATCGCTGATGGCAATTGAGGAATTTACATGGTGTCCGCGCATTAATGCGCAGCAGGAGGTGACATTCCGGACGCGCACCGCGCAGTTTGGCGACAGCTATAAGCAGGTGTCAGGGGACGGACTCAATCCCAGATCGCAGAAATGGACGATGGAGTTTACCGGCGATGAAGCCTATATCGCAGCTATCAAAGCGTTTCTGGATCGCCACGGCGGCACCCGGTCATTTTCGTGGCGCCCGCCGCTTGAGCCGCTGGGGCTCTACCGTTGCAACACCTACACGCCGACGCCGCTTGGCGCCAGAAAATATAACCTCTCCGCAACTTTTGAACAGGCGTTTGCACCATGAGTTTAAACAGTGATTACCAGAAACTTGAACCGGGTGATGAGGTCAGGCTTTTTGAGGTCGACGGAACGGCCTTTGGTACAGGTGAGGTCCTGCGTTTTCATAGCTACAGCCTCGCGCATACCGAGGCTGAAATTGCCGCTGCCGGCGGGAATGAAAATAAGCTGCCGGCAAAATCAATCTGGTGGCAGGGAGAAGAGTATAAAGCGTGGCCCTGCAAGATTGAGGGCATTGAGGCATCTACCAGCGGGAGCAGCGCGCAGCCTAAATTATCAGTAGCGAACCTCGACAGTTCCATCACAGCCCTTTGTCTCGCCTATGACGATCTGTTGCAGGCGAAAGTGACTATCCACGATACGCTGGGCAAGTACCTTGATGCGAAAAACTTCGCTTACGGTAACCCTTCAGCCGATCCGACACAGGAAAAAATTAAGGTTTTCTATATCGATGCCAAGTCCAGCGAAACCAATGAGGTGGTCGAGTTTACGCTCTCCAGCCCGATGGATCTGCAGGGGCTGATGATACCGACGCGCCAGCTCCATTCTTTGTGCACCTGGTGCATCCGGAATAAGTACCGCACCGGCGACGGATGTGACTATGCAGGTACGCGCTATTTCGACAAAAACAACAATCCCGTCAGCGATCCGTCGCTGGATGAGTGCAACGGTACACTGACGGCCTGCAAACTCCGGTTCGGCGAAAATAACGAACTCTCGTTTGGTGGCTTCCCGGGCACGTCTTTGATCAGGAGTTGATATGCGTCAGAAAACCCTCGATGCGATTATGACGCATGCTGCAGCTGAATACCCTCGTGAGTGCTGCGGCGTGGTGGCGCAGAAGAGCCGTGTTGAACGTTATTTTCCTTGCCGGAATCTTGCCGCGGCGCCGGAGGACAATTTTGTCCTTTGCCCCGAAGACTATGCAACTGCTGAGGACTGGGGAACGGTGATCGCCATCGTTCACAGTCACCCTGACGCCACGACGCAACCGAGCGAACTGGATAAAGCGCAATGCGACGCAACGCTTTTACCCTGGCATATTGTGAGCTGGCCGGAGGGGGATTTACGCACCATTCAGCCGCGCGGAGAACTGCCGCTGCTTGAGCGTCCGTTTGTGCTTGGTCACTTCGACTGCTGGGGGCTGGTGATGAGTTATTTCCGGCAAACGCATAGTATCGAGCTCCACGATTACCGGGTGGATTATCCCTGGTGGGAGAACGAATATCCGGACAACTTCTATCAGGATTGCTGGTATGAGTGCGGTTTCCGTGAATTCGACGGGCCACCAAAACCCGGTGATATGGTGATCATGCAGGTCCAGGCTGATAAGTGGAATCACGCGGGAATTCTGCTGGAGGGCAATATGCTGCTACATCACCTGTACGGTCACCTGAGCCAGAGAGTGCCCTATGGCGGATACTGGCAGGAAAGAACGATGAAGATTCTACGTTATAAATCTCTGTGCTAACCTTCCTCTTACTTCTGAAGGGGAATTGTTATGAAAAAAATATTGTTCGCTTTAGCTATTTTCGGCATAGCTGGTTGTGCAAATATGCAAGATATGCGAGAAACTAAGCCTATACTGGCTGCTTCAAGTGATAAGTCACCTACTTTATTAGCGCAATGTATTTTACAAAAATGGCAGCAACAAACTGTCTTCAACGTTTATATGCAACCGCGTGGCAATGGTTTTACTGTTTATCTTGACGGCCAATGGGAACTTGCTGATATAGATATGGTTGGCAGTGGGTCAAAAGTTTCATTGTATAAAAAAAGTTCAATGTTCGACGCTCCATATAAAAAGTATTCTGATTGGGTGAGTGATTGTCTCTAAATAAATGATTGCAAATAAGCCGCTTGTATAGTGGCTTTTTATTGTTGGAGATAAAATGAAAGAAATAATGACTCAAATTGAATTGAGTGGAGTATTAGGAAAAACCTTTGGAAAAAAACATCAACGTTCGATTTCTACCCCACTTGAAGCCGGAAAAGCCTTAGCTGCAACCCTTAAAGGTTTTGAACAATATATGATAAGCAGCAAGAGTAGAGGTTTGACGTATGCGATATTTAAAGGCAAGAAAAATATAGGAATAGATGATCTAGGCTACCCTGTTACCGGGGAGATAATTAGAATTGTCCCTGTTATTATTGGCAGCAAAAAGGCAGGATTATTGCAAACAATTCTTGGTGTTGTGATTGTGGCCGCTGCTGTTATTTCCGGTCCGGTGGGTTTTGCTGCATTATCAGGAGCCCAAGCGTTTAGCATTGGAGCTATTGGTGCTTCTATGGCCTTAGGTGGAGTTATCCAAATGCTTTCTCCTCAGCCCACTGGACTAGCCAGTAAACAAAGCGCAGATAACCGCGCATCCTACGCTTTCGGTGGAGTTACAAACACTGCAGCGCAGGGCTATCCGGTACCGCTCCTTTATGGACGGCGGCGGATAGGCGGGGCGATTATTTCCGCCGGAATTTACGTCGAAGACCAGCAGTAAAAATAAACCTTTCATCATGGCCACCCTACGGTGGCTTTTTTTATGGGCGCTATATGGCACATGCTACGGTAATCAGAGGAAGCAAGGGCGGCGGTTCAAAATCCCGCACACCTACCGAACAGCCTGACGATCTTCAGTCTGTTGCAAAGGCCAAAATTTTGATCGCGCTGGGGGAGGGTGAGTTCTCAGGCCAGTTAACTGGCAGGGACATTTACCTTGATGGCACCGCGATTGAAAATGCTGACGGCTCTCAGAACTTCAGCGGTGTCATGTGGGAGTTTCGTCCGGGTACCCAGGCGCAGAATTACATTCAGGGAATTCCCGGTACCGAAAACGAAATCAACGTCGGTACCGAAGTCTCCAGCGCAGTAGCCTGGACTCGCACGTTTACCAATACTCAGTTGTCAGCCGTTCGCCTGCGCCTGAAGTGGCCCTCGCTTTTTAAACAGGAGGACGACGGCGATCTGGTCGGTTACTCAGTTAATTATGCGATTGACCTGCAGACCGACGGCGGCACATGGCAGACAGTACTTAATACCAGCGTGACCGGTAAAACCACGTCCGGTTACGAGCGCAGCCACCGCATCGATTTACCTCAGGCAGGTAGTACCTGGACAATTCGCCTCCGCAAAATTACCCCTGATGCGAACAGTGCCAAGATCGGCGATACGATGACGCTGCAGAGCTTTACTGAGGTGATTGACGCAAAGCTGCGTTATCCAAATACCGCGCTGCTGTACATCGAATTTGACTCCAGCCAGTTCAACGGCTCTATCCCGCAGATTTCCTGCGAGCCGCGCGGGCGAGTGATCCGAGTGCCTGATACCTATGACCCGGAAACACGCGCCTATAACGGCATCTGGCAGGGTGCTTTCAAATGGGCATGGACAGATAACCCCGCGTGGATTTTTTATGATCTGGTTGTGACAGATCGCTTTGGCCTGGGTCAACGGCTTACTGCGGCGAACATCGATAAATGGACGCTCTACCAGATTGCCCAGTATTGCGATCAGCAGGTCCCCGACGGAAAGGGCGGGAGTGGTACTGAGCCCCGTTATACCTGTAATGTTTACATCCAGGACCGTAATGAGGCCTATACGGTTCTGCGTGACTTTGCTGCCATATTCAGAGGTATGACCTACTGGGGCGGTGATCAGATCGTTGCGCTGGCTGACATGCCGCGTGATGTGGATTACAGCTATACCCGAGCCAACGTGGTGGACGGACGGTTTGCGTATTCGAGCAGCACAACCAAAAGCCGCTACACCACAGCGCTGGTTTCATGGTCAGATCCTGGCAACGCCTACGCAGACGCGATGGAGCCGGTATTTGAGCAGGCGCTGGTTGCGCGGTACGGCTTCAATCAGCTGGAAATGACAGCCATCGGTTGCACCCGGCAATCAGAAGCGAACCGAAAGGGGCGCTGGGGTATCCTCACCAATAACAAAGATCGCGTGGTTTCCTTTGACGTTGGTCTCGACGGTAACATCCCGCAACCTGGCTACATCATCGCCGTGGCTGACGAAATGCTGTCTGGCAAGGTTATGGGTGGGCGCATCAGCACCGTTAACGGCAGGGTTATCACTCTGGATCGTAAACCAGATGCCGTCGCTGGCGGCCGTCTTATCCTGAATTTACCTTCCGGAGCTTCTCAGATCCGTACCATTCAGTCGGTCAACGGAAATTCAGTTACAGTCACGACGGCTTATAGCGAAACGCCAGAACCTGAGGCTGTCTGGGTTGTTGAGTCTGACGAACTTTACGCGCAGCAGTATCGTGTTGTCAGTGTCTCCGATAACGATGATGGCACTTTCTCTATTTCTGGTGCCTGGCACGATCCGGATAAATATGCCCGCATCGATACCGGAGCGGTCATTGACCAGCGACCAGTGAGCGTCATCCCTCCGGGTAACCAGGCACCGCCGGCTAACATCGTCATCAGCTCCTTCTCAGTGGTTCAGCAAAATATCAGCGTTGAAACGATGCGCGTGAGCTGGGATCAGGCGCAGAACGCTATCGCCTATGAAGCGCAATGGCGACGTAATGACGGTAACTGGGTTAACGTGCCGCGCAACTCCACTACTTCCTTCGACGTACCGGGTATCTATGCCGGTCGCTATCTGGTGCGTGTGCGGGCAATCAATGCAGCCGAGATTTCATCCGGGTGGGGCTATTCAGAAGAGAAAACGCTCACCGGGAAAGTGGGGAATCCCCCGAAACCGGTAGGCTTCACCGCCTCCGAAACTATTGTGTTTGGTGTCGAGCTGAACTGGGGATTCCCGGCGAACACGGACGACACGCTGAAAACGGAGATCCAGTACAGCCTGACCGGCAGCGATGACGATGCCATGCTGCTGGCCGACGTGCCTTACCCGCTGCGCAAGTATCAGCAGATGGGGCTCAAGGCAGGTCAGGTTTTCTGGTACCGCGCGCAGCTGGTGGACAGGACAGGTAACGAGTCGGGATTTACCGACTGGGTACGCGGCCAGTCCAGCTCCGATGTGACCGATATTACAGAGGCCGTGCTCGAGCAGATCAAGGATACCGACCTGTTCAAAGACCTCATCGAGAACGCCGTGGAGAGCAGCCAGGCGGTCGCGGATCTGGCTGAGGCAGTGAAGCAGAACGCCGACGGCCTGGCTGCGGCAGCAGGCGCAACACGCCAGACGGCAGAGGCCATTATCGGCAATGCGCTGGCGATCGCGGATGTTGTTGTCCGGCAGTCTGCCCAGCAGGGTGCAAACTCCGCGAAATTTGAGCAGCTGCGCGAAGTTATCGCCACCGAAACCGAGGCGCGCGTTACTGATGTGATCCGCCTGGAAGCAAAGACAGATCAGAACGCCGCCGGCATCACCGAAGTGCGCCAGGCGCTGGCAAACGAAACCGAGGCACGCGCGACAGCTGTCGATCAGCTTACCGCGCAGACGGAAGAGAACAAGGCCAGTGTCACGGAGCTGACGCAGACCGTGACGGATCTGGATTCCTCGACCGCCTCGCGCTTTGAGGAGATTTCAGCAGAGATAGCGGGCATCGATGGCAGTGACATCAGAGGGGGAATACAGAGCAATTCCATCGCGCTTATCACCAATACGCTGGCGCAGGTCAGTCAGTCCACCCGAATGAGCGTGCAGTACGGCGCTAACGCCGCAGGTATCCAGCGCGTTGACAACGTGATGGCGGACGCCAGCCAGGCCGTTGCCGAGTCGCTCAGGGTGCTGGATGCCAGCGCGGGCGGCGGCACGGCAAATGCCACTGATTTTGCGAAGACAATGGCGGATTTTACGCAGGTCTCCGCGACAAAAATCAACTCCCTGTCAGTGACGGTAAACGGTCAGCAGGCGGCAATCGTCCAGAATTCGCAGGCAGTTGCAGATATCAGCGGTAACCTTAATGCGATGTACAGCATCAAGGTGGGTGTGGATGCCAATGGCCGCCAGTACGCTGCGGGTATGGGTATCGGCGTGCAGAACTCGCCTTCAGGCATGCAGTCGCAGGTGCTCTTTCTGGCCGACCGTTTCGCCGTGATGTCGCAGGCAGGCGGAACGGTAAGCCTCCCGTTCGTGGTGGAGAACGGGCAGGCGATTATCAACGAAGCATTTATGAATTATGCGTCGCTCACCCTCGCCCGGGTCGGTTCGTGGTATTCCGCTAATTATGTGGCCGGGCAGACCGGGACCATCATGAAGGCGGACGGAACGTTTGAGGTCAACGGCGCGGTATCGGGCCAGGGGCGCATGCAGATAACGAACAACCGTATCATCTCTTTTGACGCACAAAACCGTCCGGCAGCCGTTATGGGGCAACGCTTATAATGCAGATGTTTATAGCAGGTACCAGCTTTGACGCCATCAACGCCATGGCGGCCAGTTATGTTCTGGATGTCATTACCATCACCGGTGCCGGGAGTAAGACCTACTCCCTTGCCGGGGTGGAACTGACGTATGCCATCGTGAATGACTTTATGGGAGGGCAGTTTACCGGGGCAACCTACAGCGTCAGTGTCAGCGGCTTGACGGTATCATGGAACGTCAATAACGCCGTCACCCTGATTGTGTACGGCAGCCCGGTGGCGGGCACACAGAGCGACTACTTTGGCTTTCAGCTCTTTCAGTACCTGAACGGGGTGAGGACGGTCAAACTGGCACCTAATTATGTCCCGTTTTGTCTGCGGGAAATCATCGATGTGCCTGCCGGCGCGCGAACGGTGCAGACGCAGGTTGCGGCGGGTAACCCGGTCATGTGTTTTCACCGGCACACCGGGGCGGCAATGGACATCAGCTGGTGGAAGCCCGCCACGGCCAACGGGTATCACTCGCTGCAGTTTCCTACGGATGGCAGCAATCAGACCGGGTGCAGGGTGTATGTGTTTTCGAATATTCTCGCGAACATTCCTGATTACGGGTTCTACCTCTACCGCGACGGGCAGATGGTCTGGCACAGTAACTGTCTTCCCCTTCAGGTTATACCGCTGACGAACGGGGATATCACCAGCGACACGCCGCTGGCGGTATCTTCCAGCGTCACGGCGCACATCTTCGTTCCGCAGGACCCGGCTTATCCGACGGGGTACAGCAATTTTATGTGTGCATCAGCGGGAAATGACGGGACCCGGTATAAGGTGCAGGTGGGAAAAGTATTCCAGAGCACCTTTATCAGCAGTCCCGACGAGGGCAGGCGAATGCGGGGGTGGGCATGTGGTGGTGTGGGGTATATCGAAACGCAGTTCTATGACCAGTACTACAAATATGCACTTGGCCTGTCCTGATGTTATCACTCCGTCAGCGGCAGCCTGTCGCAGGACGATGTATCAGTAAACGCACTCCGTTCAACCCACTGATAACCAAAGCTGCCGCCGGAGAGATATTCGTAAGCGTTACATAGTGACCGTCTTGACACTGCAAGATTAAAAATCTGTCAGACCCTGGTTGCCAATCGGTACGAATAAAGCTTAACAGGCGCTTTGTTTTCGCCATTGATCTGACGGCGGGAGGTATATCGTTGGCTTACCGGCAAACTGGAAGGAACAGGTTCATGAAACTCGCTTTAATTGGAAACTGTCAGTTAGAAGTTTTAGGCGATTTGATAAAAAATCATGCCGCTCTTCATGAAGATAAGTTTACTTACGTATACAATACCCCTGTCTACAAGCTTGATGAAAAGAGAGACCTGGTAAATTTTTATCATGAAATTGAGCAGTGTGATGCGATTTTTATGCAGTACCATTCTGAAAGATGGAGGGGGTTTTCTACGGCAACGCTCAGCAAATATTTTGATCTGACTGTCTTGCCTACTCTGGAGTCCAGAGTTTCATGCTCCCAGCTAGGGTATTATGATTTACCTTTGCCCGACATGATGGTTTATGTAGATTACCGTTTTCTGCATCTTTATCTGAGCGGTCACGATGTCACCCATGCTGTCAAACGCTACCATCAGGCAGAGTTCTCTGAAAAGAAGCAACTGTCTATGCTTGAACAGGATGCCAAAAAATACAAAAATCTTTTCAAGCAGGGCAAAGTGTATTTTGATTATTCGGGTGATTATTTTCGCAGCCTGAGTGAAAATACGGGAAGCTATTCAACTATAAGTCATCCTAATAACGAAAATCTTGCTGTACTGCTGAGTGCCATATATCTTAAAACCTATAATATTACTGAAAAATTTTCTCTGCAGGGTAACGACATGTTACTCAACTACGTCGCACCGACTCTGGGTTCAGGTGATACATCTTATTTTATGATGCGTCAGAGTGGCCTTGCTCTTGCAGCTAAAATTAATTATGTTTTTTTTGAAAGCCAGGAAAAGAACAATCTTACAAGTAATTTATTGAAATCAGCGTATTATCAATCCCTCAAAGATGGCTTCACTAATATATGACTCCATTCTCATTTATATCCTTAAGCTTCATATACAGACCGTATAGATGATTATGCAGATGCGAGGTCGGCTTTCCAGGGCAGCAGGTCTCGTACCCTGTTTGCCGGCCAGTCCTGGATATGGCCGATGACGTAACGCAGCCACGCCTCCGGATCCACGCCGTTCAGCCGGCAGGTTCCGATCAGTGAGTACAGAACAGCAGCACGTTCTCCGCCCCTGTCTGAACCGGCAAACAGCCAGTTCTTCCGGCCTGCGTGAGGTGCACCCTGCCGTCCCGGTTCACCGGCCAGACAAAGCGCCCCCGCTCCAGGCGTTTGGTGAACAGGCACAGGCCGTCCGCATCGGCCCAGAGGATTTTCACCATATCGCCGCGCCTGCCCCTGAAGATAAACAGATGGCCACCAAACGGGTCTGCCCGCAGCGTGTTCTGCACCTTCGCCGCCAGCCCGTTGAAGCTGCAGCGCATGTCTGTCACGCCGGCAACCAGCCAGATGCGCGTGCCTGACGGAAAGCTAATCATATCTCACTCTCACGGAGCTCACTGACCAGCGCCCGCAGCAACTCCGGTGTCACGGGGCCGGTCAGGCTCAGGGTGCCGCCGGGCAGCGTCAGCTTACAGCTGATAACGGGGGGCGAATCCGGAACCCCACTGCTCTGCCTGACCGGAACGGGAAAGGGCTCAACCATGACGGGTATCATCCCGGCGCGCGTGGCGGGGTCCAGCAGGCCCTGACGGTGCAGGTTGCGCCAGTTAAACACCAGGTTATCGTTGACCCCGTGCTCCCGGGCCAGCTGTGCCACACAGGCGTCCGGCTGCAGGCTCAGCTCCGCCATGTGGATTTTGAACTCCAGCGGCCAGTCCGGGCGCCGCTTTTTTACGGGCAGATTCGTTTCCAGATTGAAAGCGTAAAGCTCCTCATCAAGCCGTTCCGGCGTGTAGTCTTCGGGCAGCGGCCAGTTAATACCCGTACGGCGAAAACGCTTGAACATTTTATGCGTAGCGGAAGTGCTGATATTCAGTTGCTCAGCGATTTCACGGTAGGTCAGGGCGTCGTTAAACCGCAGGCTGAGTGCTGTAGTGATCCAGGGTCTGCTGATGTAAGGCGTGTTTCTGTCCACGGTAGTGTCCATGTTCGTAAAAGTGTCCATGGTAGGAAACACGGGCAGAAATGGAAGACGGTGTGGATGTGACGCTTACAGATATTCGGTGGTGCTGACCGGTTTTCTTATGCCGAATACCGGTACCGCCACCCGGCTTTTCATCACTACCGCACCGTTATAGCACAGCGGCGGCGTGTTGCTTGCGCAGCCTGATGCCATTAACGAAACCAGCACAACCGCCGCAGCGTTAATCATTTTCATCTTTATTCCCTGAACCGTATGGATGTGAATCCATTCTATTGGCCGCCTGGTCAGGCGCTAAATAGATTAAACAGATCAATATTTCCTGATTGATCGACTTTATCGATCGTTTATACGCGCGCCGTATTCTGGCGTCATGCCCGGAGAAAACATGATTTACACAACTGGCTCAATTGCTGTCAGCGGCAACACGCTGACCGGCACCGGCACGAATTTCACACAGGCAGGCTCTCTTATACGTACCGGCTGCACGGTGCTGGCGCTGACCAGCCCGGCGCAGGCCTTCCAGATCACCGCCATCGAAAGCGCGACCAGCCTCACGGTGACGCCGGCGGCCAGCCCGGCGATTCCCGCCGGCACGAAGTTCGCCATTCTGCTTAGCGACAGCCTCAGCGTTGACGGCCTGGCGCAGGATATCGCCGAGACGTTTACCATGTACCAGCGTTATATGGGGGGCTTTGCTGACGTGATGAACGGGGCCGGCGACGTGACAATCACCATCAACGGGCAGCCGGTCACCGTACCCGGCCAGAAATCGCTGGCGAAGAAGGGGGCCAACTCAGATATCACCTCGCTCAGCGGGATGACTACAGCACTGAGTATTGAGCAGGGCGGTACCGGAGCAAAGACGAAAGCGGATGCACGCCTGTCTTTGTCAGCCGCCTCATCCGGAGCTAACAGCGACATCACCTCTCTTGGCGGGCTGACCACAGCGCTGAGTATCACGCAGGGCGGCACCGGGGCGAAAACGGCGTCAGATGCCCGCAGCAGTCTCGGGCTCGGTAGCGCATCAACGAAAAACGCCGGAACAAATCCGGGTGAGGTGATGGAGGTTGGCGCTTTTTCACTCGGAACTGACCTTTCATCAGCACCATCGAATTCGGGGCTTTACCCGGTTAACCGGTTTATCCAGATCCCCTCTGCTGGTGGTAATAACCCCGTACCCGGTACCGGAGGCGTAGGGCTCAACTTCGCCCTCAGCGCCAACTATGGTTTCCATCTTCTCGCATCCATTGGAGGAACAGCGAGGCTGTTTGGGCAAAGCGTCAACACGCAGTCCGGTTTTGGCGCGCGGGTGGAGTTTTACAGCACAGGTAACACTACCCGGGCTGCAGACGGTTCAGTCAAGGCAGCGTCGCCCATCGTTCGTATTGTGAAAAGCAAAGAGGACTGTACGCGGCCAGACATCGACGAGGCAGACTTCGAGTGGTGCGGCGCAGGCGTGGCGAATGCCGAGGCTGAGGGCGTTACTCTGACGCGTGAAGCGACGGGTGTGTACCTTCTGAACGGCTCTGCTGGCCTGGCTAAGTCCGGGTGGCAAATGTCGCCACCGCGTGACCCGCAGGGATCCGGAGATATGGGCATCGTGGAAGCAGAGCAGGCGGAGGATGGCTCGCTAACCATTCGGCTCTATAAGCGTCGTTATGTCCTTTCCGAGGACGGTGACATCGAACTGCAAAAAGGCGTAGCCATAGACGTACCGCCGACAAGCTGGATCGATGTCCGCCTGGATATGCCGGAAAACAGCATCTGGAATCAGCGCGCCGAGAGCGCAAAGGAAGAATAAAAAAGCCCCGGCGACGGGGCAGTTACATTCCGCGCCTGTCTGTTGCAGGCTACGGGTCTGTATTGATTTTAGACGATTTTTAAATTTCACTTTAGTAAATTCGATTATGGTTCAATGAATTGACAATTCTCTTTGCCGCTTCGCCTTGATAACGCTCTCGCTTATGAATACTGTATATTTAAACAGTAATTAAGCGAGGCTAATATGACACATCCTCTTTTTTCCATCAGCGGCCTGAATCCGGCGGCGCAGTACATAGAAATCGGCTCGGACGTTCTGGCTGTGGAGCAACGTTCCGAAGCCGACGCTGGCTGTATGCTGTTGATAGCTTTCATGGGCCGCCGTCAGATCGCGCGGTTATGCGGAACGTCGTTGATCACGGAAGAGGGGGAGGCGATTGAGGGCGACGCCCTGGATGACGTGGAAATGCTTGGCGTGGTTACGCACATCATTCGTCCCGCGGCGTTCGACGACTATCCGGTGATGTGAGATGTTTGCCCTCGTCGATGCCAACTCATTTTATGCGTCGTGCGAACAGGCGTTCAGGCCAGAGCTTGACCTCGTGCCTGTAGTTGTGGCTTCGAACAATGACGGCTGCGTAATCGCCCGGTCGGCGCTTGCCAAAAAGCTGGGCATCAAAACTGGCGATCCGATCTTCAAGAATGCCGAGCTTTTTCGCCGGAACGGGGTGGTTTACTTCAGCTCGAATTATGAGTTGTACGGGGATATGAGCCACCGGCTTATGTCTACACTGGAAGAAATATGCCCGCGCGTATCGGTTTACAGCATTGACGAGGCTTTCTGCGATCTGACAGGGGTGCGTAACTGTCGTGATCTTACGGATTTCGGGCGGGAGATTAAGCAAACAGTTTACCAGCGCACGCTGCTGCATGTAGGCGTTGGTATCGCCCCCACAAAGACGCTGGCCAAACTGGCGAACCACGCAGCAAAGACATGGAAGGCTACTGGCGGTGTTGTGGATTTATCGAACGTTGACCGCCAACGGAAGCTGATGGCACTGCTGCCCTGCAACGAAGTATGGGGAATCGGGTCGCGGATCAGCAAGAAGCTGGAGGCCATGGGAATAAAAACGGCGCTGCAGCTGGCAGATGCCGATATACGCTTTATCCGTAAACACTTCAGCGTGGTGATGGAAAGAACGGTGCGCGAGCTGCGCGGCGAATCTTGCCTGGAGTTTGATGAGTTTCAGCCGGCGAAGCAGGAGATCTGCTGCAGCCGGTCTTTTGGTCAACGCGTCACCGACTATACGGAAATGCGCCAGGCCATAGTGAGTTATGCCACGCGCGCGGCAGAGAAGCTACGCGGAGAACATCAGTTCTGCCGTTACGTCTCTGCCTTCGTTAAAACCTCGCCTTTTGCTCTTGATGAACCCTATTACGGCAAGCATGCCGGAACAAAGCTCCTGACCCCTACGCAGGACACACGCGACATTGTGGCCGCTGCTGTGCGTTGCCTTGATGCGGTCTGGAAAGATGGTCACCGGTACCAGAAAGGCGGGATCCTTCTGGGAGACTTTTTTAGCCAGGGCGTGGCGCAGCTAAACCTCTTTGACGACACCGCTCCAAGGGCAAACGCCACGGCGCTGATGGATATCCTGGACTCAGTGAATCAGCGGAACGGTCGGGGCACGCTGTTTTTTGCGGGGCAGGGGATCGAGAAGAAATGGCAGATGAAACGGGAGATGCTGTCGCCCCGCTGGACCACCCACCTGCAGGACGTACCAAAGGTGTTATAGCAGGTGAAATCGCTGCTGAAATGAGGGTAATCAGGACAGGGGTTTTACCTTCATTTTACCTTAGTTTTACCTTAGACGAATTTAAGGCATAAAAAAACCAGCCGTAAGAGGCTGGTTTAATTGGGGAATTTTGGTCGGCACGAGAGGATTTGAACCTCCGACCCCTGACACCCCATGACAGAGGCTTATATCTAAGGGCCGCTTAGTGCCAGAAGCAGAAGTTGCTGGCATCATTATGTGTTAATTAACCGGGAATAGCTCATTCATATAGTAGTGGGCGAGTTATCAAAAGTTCTCACCCACCGGTTCCGCCAGTAGGGATTCTTGAATGCACGTGCTCTAAATCACAGTCGCGTCACTAAGACTTTTATATAAACTTAAGTCAAAAAACCGTTACCATCGTCTAATTAGTTAACTATTCTTCGCTTTGCAAATTATCAACATGATGGCTTAAAGTGTTTGAGTTAAGCATTTAAATTCCATACACTAAAGATGTATGAAACTCAGTCATGTTTAAGCGTAGTTTTCAAATATTGCTCTATATTAAAGGATTGTTATGAAAAAAGTCATTAATATGCAATACTCATTCCCTGATGCTGAAAATTATCGACGCAGAGAATTCAAAGAAACATTTAATAAAACATTTCTCACAGATGATTATATCGATGAACTGTTAAAACCAGAAAAATGTTTTTTAATGGGGGAGAAAGGAACAGGCAAAACCGCCTATGCAGTTTATCTTAGCAATGGTAAATATAAAAACAACGACTCTGAGCTTAGATTTATAAGAGAAACAGAATACCAAAAATTTGTATCTTTAAAAAAAGACAAGCATTTGGATTTATCAGATTATACCAATATTTGGCGGGTGATACTTTTATTACTTCTTGCTAAGCAGATAGCGACCAACGAGTCGGCGATTATACCAAGGTTTATAAAGTTTCGCTCACTAAATGCAGCAATAGACCATTATTACATGAATGCCTTTAGTCCGGAAATTATTCATGCTTTGAATTTTGTACAAGAAGCCAAAGTCGCGGCTGAAATAATGAGCGAATTTGCTAAAGCCGGCGGGGAGTCTAAAGAAAGCTTTTCTTTTACAGAAAGCAGATTTCAAACCAATTTACTTTATATACAAAAAAAATTCGAAAATGCTTTTGAAGAAATAAAATTATCAGACAATCACATATTGTTTATTGATGGTATCGACATCAGACCTCATGGGATTGATTATGAAGAATATCTTGATTGCGTTAAAGGCCTAGCCAATGCAGTTTGGCAGTTAAATAACGATTTTTTCCCTTCAATTCGCGATTCTAAAGGGAGAATGAAAGTTGTGCTTTTAATAAGGCCAGACATTTTCTCTTCAACAGGATTACAAAACCAAAACACAAAATTACGAACTAACACAGTAATGCTTGATTGGCGAACTACATATGAAAATTATGAAAGTTCGAAGTTATATAAACTTGCAGGCAAGCTGTTACATTCGCAACAAGAACCATCAATAGTTAAGTCGAAAACATTTGGTGAGGTATGGGAATATTATTTCCCATATCAACTTGAATCGAATAGAGAGTATAAGGATAAGGCATTCATAGGTTTCCTTAAAAACTCTTTCTATCGACCTCGCGACATCGTTATGATGCTTTTTTTCTTACAGGAAAACTGCAAGGAAAAGGAACTTTTTGATAAAGATTCATTTACTCTTGCTGATTTTGAAAATAGTGACTTTAAAAGAAAGCTTGCGGATTATCTGCTATCTGAAATAAAGGATCAAATTTCATTTTATTACGATGAAAAAGATTATGAACTCTTCTTGAAATTTTTCGAGTATTTGAAGGGGGCTGTCTCATTTGATTATAAAAAATATTTAAAATCTTATGGAGAGTTCATGGATCACGCGAAGGTATCTGAATATGCTGTTCCTCAGTTCATGGATACTGCAAATAAATTCCTTCAATTTTTGTATGAGTTAAACATCATATGTTTTATTGAGGATGTTGAAGAGCATAAACCAATGATTCATTGGTGCTTTAGGGAACGCAGTTTTTCTAATATAGCCCCAAAAGTTAAGACAAATGTTCGATATGAAGTTTTTTATGGTTTGGCAAGAGCCGTTAACACTGGAAAGAAACGTATTGACAGACGTAAAATAAATTAAGATGGTTTAGGTTTTCATTAATGTAAAACAATGCGGTATGTTATTAAAGGCAATTGCATTGTTTTACATGATTATGGTTCGCGATTGTCATGATGAAATTTAGATTTGCATATAAAAGTTTTAATTAAGTCGAATTACATTCACTCCATCAAATACAAGGTGTTGTAGTTAATATTACCAATGGCCAGCTTGGCTTTTTCACCATTAATTATGGTGCTGGTTTAGCTTAGCGGTTCGATATTAAGCTAGCATTATTAACCAAGGAGTGCCTTTAAAAATCTGTTTTGTGATTAAACTGTAGTGGGCAACGAAATTTAACCACTTTAACAGATGTATCAATGTCCGCTCTTCGCTCACTGCGGACCTTCAACTGAGCAAACTCGTCCGATCAGTGCCAAAATCAGACTCTCATACCCATAATAGATCACTGTTTTTTATCATTAGCATTTATGCCGTTATCAAAATTATTTAGATAAATCTTTAGGTAAATCTGAAATTGTTTTTATAGCGAACCATAACACTACCATACTCACGCATATAAATAATATATTGAGTAATTCGAAAGTGATCCAATGATAATTAATCGGGAGTGCTAGTAACCCCAATGAACACCAAGTAGTTGAAATGACGAGGTTAAGCATCACCATTCCAGCAGCTCTAGATAATGCGGAAAAAAGATCCCAATCTTTCTTTAACATTACTTCCGCTTGTGTTATTTCAAATTTTCTTGAACCGTTGGTGGTGCAAGAAATTATTTTTATATCATGTAAGGATTTTGAAACCCATTGCTCAGTTATCATTTTCCATGCCCCCCAAACATTAAAGATATGATAAACCTTTAGAAGATTAAATATTGGGTGGAATAATGATAGTGTTTGACCACTGAATTTGATGTCTACCATTGGTTCGCTTGCAGTGAATCTCTTTAAACAATAAAAAGGCATGTGTTTATTTTTTAGGTAATTATTAATTGATAATGAACCAACTCCATTCTTATTATTCTTTTTTATCGATACGTATGCACGACCTTCGGTACGAGTTATAAATTGTTTATCATTGAAGATTTTTTTGGCAGAAATCAAAGAGCAATTATGATAAAAAAAATTGATTTCTCTTTTTTTTCGGCTTTTCAAGGTTGCAATCAAAATCAGCAGAATATAACTTAAAGGGAAAAATAAAAATATAAAATTTAACATTATCTTCTCCATTTCCTATTTCGCCGCGCTAATGTAACACAAACCCTACCTTGATCATTATGAAAAAGATCTGTTAATTGAGATAGATTATAAAATTTTAAGGAAAGATGGTAATGTCCGCTCTTCGCTCATACCAGACGTTCGAAAGCATCTTTAGGGAATTGGAATTTTCGTAATATCGCTCAAGCAATCACGGTAACACTTTGAAGAAAAACACTTATAATCTCAGTAAATGTTATGAAAAATCACGCTAACCTTATGTTTTTGCATAACTACACAACTGATTTAAAATCCCTCGGCGTTCGCGCTGTGCGGGTTCAAGTCCCGCTCCGGGTACCATGGGGAAAAAGGAGAATAATCAAAGCAATAAGCAGTGTCGTGAAACCACCGAAAGGTGGTTTTTTTGTGCCTGAAATCTGGCTTCATCAGGGTTTCGCCATTCGGCACCGCCATAAAAAAGGCCGCCAGCTGGCGACCTCTTTCAATAAAGGGATTGAACCCCCGTACGCTTTCGCAGTTAACCCACTTCCGGCAACCATCCTGCCACAATCAAAAACTGAATAGTAATAATGGCGATGCCGCAGGCAAAGATCAGGCAGAGCGCCGGTTTCCCACCCAGCACGCGATAGCCACTTTGCGGATGGTGTTTGCGGCTCTGCCACGCCAGCATCGATGGCAGCAGCAGGGCTAATACCGCAAGCGCAACGCCTGCATAACCGAGTGCCATCACAAAACCGCGCG